CAAAGGCATTATGATGACCTAAAAAAGTCAGAAAGTAGTAATTACCCTTATTATTACGACCAAAAGGCAGCTGATACCTATATTTCCTTTATGAAAGTGTGTAGGTTGACTAAAGGTGAGTATGCTGCCATGAATGTTAACGTTATGCCATGGCAGGAGTTCTTTTGGGCTATGATTTTTGGATGGAAGCGTAAAATTGATAAAAAACGTAGATTTCGGAAGGTTTACTTAGAAATATCAAGAAAGAATGCCAAAACCGAAACGGCAGCCCTTACTGCAGTTGCTTGTTTTATACTTGACCAAGAAAAAGGAGCTGAAATTTACACAGCCGCAACCACTCGCGACCAGGCTCGTATATGCTGGGATGCTGCCAGGGTAATATTAGAGTATTTAAAAAAAGATAGCAAGGCGGTAAATAAAATGGTGCAGGTTCGGGCGCATTCGATTTATAGCACTCAATCAAATTCAAAGATGGTGCCAGTGTCTTCCGATGCCAAAACTTTAGATGGATTAAATCCACACGTGGCAATCATTGACGAGATGCACGCGCATCCGGATAGTTCTATTTTAGAAATCATGGAGTCGGGAATTGGAAGCCGAAGTCAGCCATTAATCTTAATTACTACTACTGCAGGATTTAACAAAGAAAGCCCATGTTATCAATTACGAAAAGTTTGTTTAGATATTATTAAAGGTCATAAACACGATGACGCGGTTTTTCCTCTTATATTTTCTTTAGATGAGGAAGACGATTGGCAGGATAGCAATAATTGGGTAAAATCTAATCCTTCTATGAATGTCACTATTGGTATGGGTTATTTACAAGATCAATATACAAAAGCCATAAATGAAGGTGCTGCAAAGCAAATTGGTTTTATGACTAAGAATTTGAACTACTGGACAAACACTCATGCAACGTGGATAAATGAAAATATGTGGAATGAGTGCCAAATGGACATTAAGGATGAATTTTTATTGAAACGTCCTGCCTTTGGCGGTTTAGATTTGGCTCAAACGGTAGATATAAGTGCATTTTGTTTGTTCTTTCCAGAATTTGACGGCAAACCAGCCTTTTTATTGTGGAAATACTGGATTCCCGAGGATAACGTAAAGGAAAGAAGCCTTAGAGATGGTGTCCCCTACATGGATTGGGCATTAAATGGAAGCATAAAGGTAACGAATGGTAATATAGTAGATAACGATGTCATAATCAATGATATTTACCTATTATACCAAAAATACAATATAAGAAGTTTGGCTTATGACCCATGGCGAGCTACTCACGTTGTAATTTCACTACAAGAAAGAGGGGTAAACGTTAAGCCATTTCCTCAAAGTTTTCCGGAAATGAATACGCCTATTTGCGAATTTGAAAAAATGATAACAGGCAAAAAGATATTTCACAATGGTGATCCAGTTGCAAAATGGATGCTATCAAATGTGGCATTAATTATTAATTCTACAGGCTTAGTAAAATTTGACAAAAGGAAATCTAATGAAAAAATAGATGGCATGGTTGCGGCTGCCATGGCTATCGGTGAAGCCATTGACCCAAAAAATAAAATTAATTTGGATTTTAAGTTAATTATTGGATAAATTTTTTATTTGCTTAATAAGTTTATTATATTCATCTTTGTAGTATGGAGTTTATAAATAAAATAGTAAAGTTTATAAAAAGAAGTAGAATTTCCAATTTAGGGCCCGCTAAAGATTGGAAATTATACCAAGAACTTTTTGGCACTAACCAAAGGCGCGTATCTCATGAAACTTCATTATCTATTCCTGCTTACTTTAGGGCATTATCTATTTTATCGGAGCAAATAGCAAGTTTACCATTTTCCATTTATGAATTAAAATCAGATGGGAACGTGGTTGAGGCTATTAATCACCCAATGTATAGCTTAATCAAATATAGACCTTCAAAAAAATACGATACTTTTAGTTTTCGTGAAGCCATTGTTAGGCAAGCCGTAAACGGTTCAATGTCCACCAAATCAGGTAATGTTTTAATTATTCCTAATAGAAATCAGGCTGGTAATGTGATTGATTTGGTTTTGGTTGATGAACCTTGGGAAATGTACAAGATTAACGACGAATTTTACTATAAATTAGAATCCAATAATGAAATTTATAGCCAGTCTGAAGTACTTCATATAAAATCATTTAGCGATAATGGATATTGGGGTAAAAGTTTAATTGAGGCAGGAAAAACGACTTTTTCGAGGGCATTGCACGAAATTGATTACGGAAATGATGTTTACGCTAAGGGTACTAACCTTTCGGGTACTGTTGAAACCGATATGATTTTAAATGAGGATCAATTAAACGCAATTAAAAAAGGTTGGGCAGATAAATATTCAGGGCCCAACAATCAACAAGGCGTTGCATTCCTACAGGCTGGATTTAAATTTAAACCCGTTTCTTCAAAATTAGATGCAGCTGATATTGACGCAAGAAAGTTAACTATTGAGGATATTTCTAATTTAACTGGCGTTCCAGGCTTTCTTTTATTGGGACAAAACAATATTTCTGCAACAAACATTGAAATATTAAATAGAATCTTTGTTCAATACACTTTAAGGGCTTGGACTAAAAGAATAGAAAACGAGTTTAACACAAAGTTATTTCCACAAAAGGATTGGGGCAAATATTTTGTTAAGTTAGACTTAGATGAGTTGTATAGAGGTGATGTTATGGCTAGAGCAGAATTTTACACTAAACTTTATAATATTCGAGCGATTGCACCAAATGAAATTAGAAATCTTGAAGGATTTAATCCTTACGAAGGTGGCGATAAATTCGGCATGCCATTAGCATCTAATAGTAAAGAAGTCACTAATCAAAATAATTAGCGATGCCATATAAAACTTACCCTCAATCCGCAAGCAATGCAGCGAAGAAAGCTTTGAAGCATAAAGAAGATAATGGCAGTAAGTGTGGTACATCTGTTGGTTGGAATAGAGCAAGGCAGTTAGCAAATAGAGAAGCATTGAGTGAAGATGAAGTAATTAGAACATATAGTTTTTTAAGCCGTGCTAAAGTTTATGACCAGGGTAAATATTTTGATGAAAATGAAAATGAAATTTGCGGCTCAATAATGTACGATGCCTGGGGAGGTTCAACAATGCTACCTTGGGCAGAAAAAACAGCTAATAAGATTATGGAAGACAGGTCAAATAATAAATCAATGGAAACAAGATATTTTAATATTGAATATAAAAGCCTTGAAAATAATGAAATTCAAGGTACGGCATCGTCTTTAAATTCTGCCTATGATATGGGGTATTTTGACGAAGCTATAGATGAGCATGCTTTTGATGATGCAGATTTTTCAGAGGCAGCCGCTTTATTTAATCATGATCAAAATATTGTACTTGGTAGGGTTAAAAACAAAACTTTAAAGATTGAGGTAAAAGATAAAAGTCTTGTTTACACTATTAATCCTCCTGAAACATCCGCAGCTAAGGATGTAATGATTTTAATAAACAGAGGTGACATTTACCAATCATCATTTGCTTTTGATATTAAAGATGATGGTGATTCATGGGAGGTAATGGAAGGACGATGGAAAAGAACAATAAAGAAAATTAACAAAGTATATGATGTTTCTCCGGTTACTTATCCTGCTAATCCAAATACTACTGTAGCCGCAAGAAATATGGAAAGACATATTCAGCAAAATGAAAAAGCGGAATGCAATTTCAATGAGTTTGTTGAATTTTTAAACAATTTAAAAAAATATTAACATGTTAAAATCCGATGAATTAAAGCAGTCGCGTTCCGCTAAAATAGAAGAAATGCGATCTTTAATTTCTGCCATTGAAACATTGGGGGCTAATGCTAACGATGAACAAAGGTCGAAATTAACAACTATTAGGAACGAGGTTACTAATATTGAAAGTGACATTGAAAATCACTTGATGTTAGAAGCCGAAGCCAAAAGAATGGCGGCTCCTGCTACTAGGGGTAACGAAAATAAAGTTAGCGATGAGCAAAGAGTGAAGAAAAATTACTCATTCCTTCGTGCCGCTAACTTAGTAGCCAACAACAAAAACTTAGACGGCTTAGAATTGGAAATGCACCAGGAAGCCGAAAGAGAATTTAAACAGGCTGGTATTTCTGCTTCGGGAAATCTTTACATTCCTAAAATGATTGTAAAGAACGAAAAAAGAGATATGACTGTTAGCTCCGCGGCTGGTGGTGGTAATACTGTACCGACTATTTTAGGTGATTTGATTCCATTTCTTGACCCTAGATTAGCGGTTATTCAGGCAGGTGCAACTTTGTTGACTGGCTTAACAGGTAACTTAGATTTTCCGCGTAATGATGCTGCGGCTACTGCGGTTTGGGAGACTGAAAATTCTGCCAACGATGAAACAAGTCCAACTTTTGACAAAATTAGTATGTCTCCAAATCGTTTGGGTGCATTTACTGATATTTCAAAACAGTTGCTTGTTCAATCGTCTATTGACGTTGAAAATTTCGTAAGAAATCGTTTGAGCGAAGCAATTAATAGAGCATTAGATTATGCTTTGATTAATGGCGATAATTCAACCCAGCCATTTTATGGTATTTTAAATACTCCTGGCATTGGTTCAGTTGCTATTGGTACCGATGGCGGTCCGTTAACTTACAAGCACATTATTGACCTTGAAACTGAATTAGCTACTGATAATGCTGATTTTGGTACTTTAGCATATCTTACTACTCCCGGAGTGAGAGGATTTTTAAAGAATACTGAAAAAGCTTCAGGTACTGCCCAGTTTGTTTGGTCAGATGGTGCGCCTCCTGTTGGCCAGCAAGGCATTAGAACTGATTTGTTAAATGGGTATCGTGCTTATGTTTCAACACAAGTTCCAAACAACCTTACTAAAGGTAATGGCACTGATTTGCATTCAGTAATTTTCGGAAACTTTGCCGAAATGCTTATTGGTCAGTGGGCTGGCTTAGATGTTGTGGTTGATCCTTATTCATCTAGCAAAAACGCGTTAGTTACTATTGTAGTTAACTCATGGTGGGATGCTGCGGTACGTCACGCTGCTTCATTTGCGGCTATTAAAGATGCAGATATTACTGGCATATAAAAATTAAAAAAATGAAGAATATTTTAATTGGTTTGTTTGTTTTTGCCGCGATTGGATTGACGGCTTTTGTAAACGACCGAAGCAAAACACTTGATGCAAATTATGATGACGCTTCAAGTACATTTTATAGCTATTCAGTAAGTGACACGATTACTAACACTGAAATAGACACTATTACTATTCCAGTGAGCTTGTTAAGCCCATGGAAAGGTTATTGGTCTATTGTAGCTACTAACTTGTC